AAGCGTATGCCAGAGGCACACAAGTAACTGCACAAGATCTAGATGATGAGGACTTTCAACTTGTCGTTGATAAAGCAAACTATTATGCTTTTAAAATGGATGACATTGAAGAAGCCCACAGTCATGTAAATTTTATGCAACTTGCAACTGACAGAGCTGCATATAGATTGTCTGACCAGTATGACCAAGAGGTATTAGGTTATCTATCAGGTTATTCACAGTCAAGTTTACACTCTGTAGCTGACGCTGTTAATACTAGTGTTAATGGTTCTAAGTCTGTATCAACAGCAGGATCAGATGAACTTCTTACTTCTATGAAGTTAATTAAAAGTTCTTTTGGTAACATAACAACAACTTCTGCAGGAGATCATTCAATTCCTGTGGCTAATGTTCCAAATGGTGCTACAGCTGTTCCAACAGCAACTGCATCACCAATGCAAATTGTAAACAGAATGAACAGACTTTTAAATCAACAGCAAGTTGATACTCAGGATAGATGGTTAGTCATTGATCCTGTGTTTATGGAACTACTTTCTGATGAAAATTCTAAGCTAGTCAATGCTGACTATGCAGAAGCTTCAGTTAAGAATGGTCTTGTTCTAAACAACTTAGCAGGATTTAGAGTTTATGTATCTAGTAACTTACCTTCAGTGGGTACAGGTGCAGGTACAACAGGTTCTGCAAACCAAAATGCAAACTTTGGTGTGCTTGTTGCAGGTCATGGTTCTGCTATTGCTACTGCCGAGCAGTTAAGTAAAACAGAAACATATCGTGATCCTGACTCATTTGCAGACATTGTTCGTGGTATGCACTTATATGGCAGAAAGATACTTCGACCTGAAGCTATCGTAACTGCTAAATATAACGCAGCTTAAGGGAGGATAAACAATGGCTACAATTAGTACATTTAAAGTCGATGCTAGAGGTGTAGGTAATCCAAGTAGAAAGCCTTATATGGTTCAAACTACTATAGATTTCGGACACGCTGATCTAGATGCCCTAAGTGCAGGTGATATTGTTGAAGCAATCACTATACCTACTAATACTATGGTATTAACAGCAGGAGCAGAAATGATTGAATCAGTTCAATCTGGTGCTGATGGTAATACTGTTAATTTAGGTATAACAGATGTTGATCAGTATATAGCAGGAGCAGACATTGATGATGACTCTGCTATTCTGTCATCAGGTGTAGGTTATCTTACACCTGCAGCAGAAGCAGGAGTTCCTTTCTTTGTAGGTGCAACTGCTGATACTCTTGATCTTGAGCTTCAAGCAACATCAACTGCTCCTAATACAGGGCAAATTCGTATATTTGCTATATTAATGGATATAGATGCTATGGGTAATCAAAGCACTGTTCATTTTGCAGCAGATGGAGCTGATGAAGTAGACAGAGATCTACTTGCTTAATAATTAACTTTAGGGGGGCAGGGTAACTTGCCCTCTTAATTTATCTAATGATATTAAAAGCAAAAAATAAACTTCCTGAATGGAATATTAAAACTTTTAATATAGATGAAGTTTATTGGCAAATGGATGAGGCTGCTTTACAAGATTTTAGATTTAGAAATGCTATAAATAAATCTTTAAATGAAAGAGGTATGCTTTGGCCTCCAATAGTTTGGTTACAAGAAACTTTTATGATCTATGCACAAGAGCAATCTCACAGAATAGATCCAACTAAAGCAACAGAACAAGATTTAAAATACCGTTGTGCTATAGGAAATAATAGATTTAATTATGCTAAACAAAACGGATATGAAAAAATAGAATGTGTTTATGCACCTACATGGCAAGACAAAGATACAATTTTAAAAAGTACTTATATGGAATACTGTGTAGATTTTTAGAAAAGGTAAATTATGGCAACAACATTTTTAACTTTAACAAATGAATTACTGCGTAGACTTAATGAAGTGACTCTTACAACAGATACTTTTGCAGGGGCTAAAAATGTTCAGGCTATAGCAAAAGATTCTATTAATAGTTCGATAAGAGAAATACTACAAGATGGACATGAGTTTCCATTTTTAAAAACAACACAATCCCAAACACTAACGGCAGGTACAGGAACTTATGATTTTCCTTCAGACATGTCTTCAGTGGATTGGGATACTTTTTATTTAAAGACACTAACTTCAGAGTCTAATACAGCTAAAGCACTACCTACTATTTCTTTTGAAAGTTATACTAGAAATTATAGAACTATAGAAGATGCTTCAGGTACAGGTGGTAGAGCTGCTCCTAATCTTGTGTATCAAACTGCAGAAGAAAAATTTGGAGTTACACCTATTCCTAATGCAGCTTATGTAATAGAGTATGTGTATTATAAATTTCCAAATCCTTTAGGAACTAATGCTACTACGGGTGTTGCTACTGATGGAACAGATAGTACACATGATGTTCCGATAATACCTGAAAGATTTAATTACATTATTATAGATGGTGCAATGGTTTATATGATGAGATTTAGGTCAAACGAACAAAGCGCACAGATACATCAACAAAAATTTATGTTAGGTATGAAAGCAATGCGTAGATTATTATTAGATGATAAACTGTACGTAGAGTCTACAATGATACAAAGACCTAAATTTTCTTCACACATGTTAAGTTTAAGTTCGTAAATGGCAGACAATATACAAACATTTAAAGCCATCTGCAGAGGTGGTTTAAATACTACAGGTGATGTTTTATCACAAGGAGAGGAATCTCCGGGCAGTGCTACAAAATTATTAAATTATGAACCTGACTTACAAGGTGGTTATAGAAGAATAAGTGGTTTTTCAAATGCTTACGGTACAGTAACAGGAACTGGTTCTGTTTTAGGTGTTTGCGTAGCTGATGGAATAAACAATGGTATACTAGCTGCAAGAAAACCATCTTCAGGTAATAACTATCTTCATTTTTGGAATGGATCTTCTTGGACTGCTATTACCACCTCAGGATCTCCAACTATGGTTGGTGTAAGTAAGGTAAGATTTACTAGGTTAAACTTTGGAACTCCTAAGATTGTATTAACAGATGGTATTAATCCTGCAGCTTTGTATGATGCAAGTAATGGTTATGTACAAATAACAGATTCTAATGCACCTACTGATCCTACTATATCAGAAATATATCAAAATCATTTATTTTTAGCAGGTGATCCTGCAAAGAAAGATCAATTATTTTTTAGTGCGCCTTTATCTGAAACTGATTTTACTCCTGCTAACGGTGCAGGTAATATTAATGTAGGTTTTGATATTGTTGCAATAAAAGTTTTTCGTAATATTCTTTATATATTTGGAACTAATAATATTAAAAGACTTGTTGGTAATAATAGAACTGATTTTAATTTAGAGAATGTTACAAATAACTTAGGTTGTCTAGCAACAGATAGTGTGTTGGAAATTGGTGGTGACTTAATCTTTTTAGCTCCAGATGGTATTAGACCTATTGGTGGTACTGCAAAGATTGGTGACGTTAATCTTGAAACTGTTTCTAAACAAATACATAAGACAGTACAAAATACAATAGATACAGAAACACTTTCAGGTTTATCTGCTGTTCTTATTAGAGCTAAATCACAGTTTAGGTATATGTTTTCAGGAACAAGTTCTACAGGCATATTAGGTGCATTAAGAGAGAATCCTCAAGGTGGTGGATTTACTTTTGAGTTTTCAACATTGTTTGGTTTTTCTGTTACATGTGCAGATAGTGGATATGTAGGGACATCTGAAATAGTTTTACATGGAGATTCTACAGGCAAAGTTTATGCACAGGAATCAGGAACATCTTTTGCAGGTTCTAACATATTAAGTATTTATCAAACACCTTTTTTATATTTTGGTAATCCAAGAATGAGAAAAACATTTTATGATATATCTACTTATTTAAGATCAGAAGGTGTAAACTCTTTATCATTAGGTATTGTTTATGACTTTGATGATACTGATGTTTTAACCCCTTCAAACTTATTAATAGAAAATACAAGTCCTGCAGCTGTTTATGGTTCAGCTATTTTTGATACTACACAAATTTATGATGGAAATCCTGCACCTGTAGAAACTTCAACATTTACAGGATCAGGTAAATCAATATCCTTTCGTTTTGTTGCAGAAGATACTAATGCAGCACACAGTATACAAGGATTTACAGTCACTTATGGATTAGGAGATGTAAGGTAATGGGAACAGGTTACACAAGAACAAACACAGCTGATATACAAGCAGATGAAGTTGTTAAGTCAGCACCTATAAATGCTGAACTTAATGCTGTTGTGAATGCTTTTGCAGCTTCCACAGGTCATAGTCATGATGGGACATCTGCAGAGGGTGGACCTATTACTAAACTATTAGGTATGAGTATTACGATAGGTGATGCTACTGCAGGTACAGATATTACTATCACATTTGATGGAGAAACAAATGATGGTGTAATGAAGTGGATGGAGGATGAAGACTATTTTCAATTTGATGATGATATTGTTATAAGTACAAATGAAAAACTTTATTTTAGAGATACTGGAATTTACATTCATTCTAATGCTGATGGTGACTTAGATATTATTTCTGATGGTACAGCTGCTGATTCTATCTTTTTAGACTCTGCAGGTGGTATTACTTTAGATGCTGATACAGCAAGTGCAGGTATTACCTATGCAGATAATGGAACAGCACTATTACAAATTTTTAATTCTTCCACTGATGTTGTTATAAAAACTAAAGTAGATTCTAAAGATCTTATATTTCAACAGTTTGATGGCAATGAAGTTATGCGTATTGCTGACAACAGAAAGGTTTACTTTTTTGATGAGGGTGGAGAACACATATCTTCTGATGGTACTGATTTTACATTTGCTTCTGGTAATGATATTAATTTAACTGCTACTGCTGATATTAATATTCCGGCTAATGTAGGTTTGACGTTTGGTGATGATGCAGAAAAAATAGAAGGTGATGGTACTGACTTAACTATTAGTGGTAATAATATTAATCTTACTGCTGTAGCTGATGTAGTTGTACCTGCAAATGTTGGTATAACTTTTGGTAGTGGAGAAAAGATAGAAGGAGACAACACTGATTTAACAATTACATCAGGCGCTAAAATAAACTTAACATCTGGTTCTACAGTTGATGTTACAGGTAACGTCGAGGTTAGTGGAACGTACACTGGTGGTGGTCTTATGACTACAGGTGGTAATATTGTTATTCCTGATGCAGGTAATATAGGATCTGCGAGTGATACAGACGCTATAGCCATCTCTAGTGCAGGTGTAGTAACATTATCAGCTACAACAGAAGCTAGTGCAACAAATACAGCTGCTCTTGTTGTTTCAGGTGGTGTTGGTATAGCTAAAGATGTTTGGATAGGAGATGATTTAAACTTAGATAGTGATGCAGCATTATTAACTTTTGGTGCAGATCAAGATGTTAGCTTGACACACGTTGCAGATACTGGTATACTACTAAATAGTACAAGACAGCTACAATTTGGTGATAGTGGTACTTATATTCATCAAAGTGCAGATGGAGTACTAGATTTAGTATCTGATACAGAAATAGAAATTAATGCTACTACTGTAGATCTTAATGGTAACTTAGATGTAAGTGGTACATATACTGGTGGTGGTTTAATGACCACAGGGGGAAATATAGTAATACCTGATGCCGGTTTTATTGGTTCTGCTTCAGATACAGATGCTTTACAGATTGAAGCAGATGGTGATATTGTAATGTCTCAAGACTTAGCTGTTTCTGGAAACATAACAATAACTGGTAACTTAACAGTTAATGGATCTACAACTACTGTTGATACTACGAATACAACTATTAAAGATAATTTATTAGAATTAAATAGTGGAGCTTCTAGTAACTCTAATGATGTAGGTATTATTATACAACGTGGATCTACCGGTAATGATGCTTTAATTATGTGGGATGAGTCTGAAGATAAATGGACTTTAGGTACTACTACTGCATCAGCAGGAGATACAGGAAATCTTAATATAACTGCAGGAACACTTGTAGCTGATCTTGAAGGTTCAGTAACAACTGCTGCACAATCAAATATTACAAGCTTAGGAACTTTGACTGCCCTTACTGTAGATGATGTAGCTATAGATGGTAAAGTTATTACTATGACAGGTTCTAGTAGTGATACAGCAACTATTACAGTAGGCACAAATGGAACATTAGCTATTACCACAACTGATGATTCTGCAGCTGCAGCTAATATTACAATTACAGCAGATGGTACATTTGAAGCTGTAGGTACAACAGTAACATTAGATTCTAGTGGTGGTATTAACTTAGAAACAGATGCTTTATCTGTAGGTAATGGTGGAGACACAGATGTTGTATTAACATTTAATGCTAATACTTCTGATGGTGTTATTACTTGGATGGAAGATGAGGACTACTTTCAGTTTTCAGATAACATCTTGATGAGTAGCACACAGAAAATTCAGTTTGGTGATACAGCATCTTTCATTCATCAGTCTGCTGATGGTACTTTAACTATTGATGGTGAGGCTATTATTGATCTTAATGCTTCAACTAGGGTAGATGTATCAGGAGATATAAAAGTTGGTGGTGAAGTACAAACTGCAAAAGTAGCATTTACAGATGGAGATGATGCTATTACTATTGCTGATGGTGGAGGTATTACAGCTAATACAAGTTTAACTCTTGCCTCTGGTTCTACAGTTACAGCTATAAATGATGAAGATAATATGAGTAGTAATTCAGATTCTGCTTTAGCTACTCAACAATCTATTAAAGCTTATGTGGATTCTGTTTCAGCAACTGCTAATAATGTTAGTGGTCTTAATGCTACAGGTGCAGAGTTAAATACAGTAGCTGACTTTTCAGCTGTAAGTGTTGATACAAGTACAGCTATAGCTAATAACGATGCAATATTAATGTTTGATAATGGTAACAATATTGGTTATCGTGATGTAGATTTACTTGTTACTTACATGGAATCTACAATAGATACCTTGTCAAGTCTTACTACAACAGGTGCATTAAATAGTGGTAGTATTAGTTCAGGTTTTGGTAATATTGATACTGGTTCATCTACAATTACTACAACAGGTGCTGTTTCAACAGGAACTTTAACAGCAACTAATGCAGTATTAAGTAGGTCATCAAGTAATTCTCCAAATGTAGAACCAGTTTTGCTTTTTGATAATACCGACACTGTAATTGGTGCAAATGAAAATATAGGTTCAATTAGATTTACAACTAGTGGAGAACAAAGTGGAAGTGATGCTAATTTAGAAAGTGGTCGTATTGCTTGTTTCTCTGAAAGTGGACATGGGTCAACATCAAATGCAAGTGCATTAGCATTTTATACAGCTTTTTCAGAAGCAGCATCATCAAATGAACGCATGAGAATAGATAGCTCTGGTAGAGTTGGCATAGGAGGAACACCTAATACTAATTGGCGTAATGATCTAGCTGATCAAGAAGTTTTAATGCTTGGTACAGAAGCAACTCTCTTTTCGGATGGTGGTGTAACAACTGAACTCTGGAACAATTCTTATGTGGATAATAGTGACACATTCAAAAATATATCAGAGAGAGGAGCTTCTCGGTATCTTCAATATCAAGGAGCGCACAAATTTTTTACTGCAGCTTCTGCAAGTGCAGGTTCAACTATAAGCACTGAAATAAACAATCAACCAAAGATGGTCATAGATATTTCAGGTAATGTGTTAATAGGAAGTGGGGTTTCTCATGTAAACGTTAATGATGGGCCAGACATAACTATTGGAAGCTCAGGTAATGCAGGTACTGATGGTAGTGCTATTGGGTTTGTTCATAATGGAGGCGACTTAAATGCTTATATAGGTGGGCAAAAACAATTTTTAACAATGGGAACGTATACTTCAACGGATTTTAGATTAATTACAGCTAACACAGAACGCATGAGGATAGGGTCGGCAGGTGACGTATCTATAGGAACTTCAGTATCCCCACCAGTAGGTTTAACAATAACAGCAGATGAAGATTATCATGGTGTTAATCTAACAAGACTAACAGATAGTGGTAATCCTTCAGATAATGAAGAACTAGGTAGTTATGCCTTTAATAGTAATGCTGAAGCAAGTAATAGCCTTCAAACTGCTGAAGCAAAAATGGTGGCAAGAGCTTCTCAAGATCATAGTGGCTCTGTTGCAGGAACAGATTTAGAGTTTTATAATAAACCAGATGGAACTGGTCCCGGTTCTAATCCTACACTAAGACTTAAAATGAGGCAAGATGGTAGGATATATAATTGTGATCCTCAAGGTGGTAATCCTCATAGGTTT